GTACAACCACCCTTTTTAGAAACTCACACGATATTCAATGCGGAGTATCATCATGTACACGATATGCATATACAAGATGATACTTTTGATTCTGACGATGAACCTGAACCTGAACCAGAACTTGAAGTTGAACCTGAACCAATAGAATTGAATAATCAAGTAGAAGTGGAAGAATACAACGAGATTTCAGACCAAGAAATGTCACTTGCCGACGGCAATGAGTTCAGAGACTTGGCTGCAAATGTCTATCGGGATAATCTTCAACATTTCAATGCCCCATTCATTCACGGTAACGAGACAATAGACTATTTTGATATTGATACGGATTTTGACGAAGAAGATGAGGAAATGTACGATCCGTAATTCATTACACAATGCATATATTACCATTTGTTTTTTTTAACATTAATAGCTGGTCCGCTGCGTTTCTTACCCTTGCTTGGGTCATATGCTTCATCTTCATCGTCAGACCCCATACTCTTAGATATCTCCCAAAACTCCTTTGATCCCAATCTGAAATCCGGATGTTTCTCAGCTTTATACCAATATATTTGATCATTTAGCTTATTAGATTTCGCATTATTATTAATCACCAGACATTCGTAGTTCTCTGTCGTTTGGTCCATCACACCACAAAACGCTTCTAGCGTCGGAAACATACTCGCATAGTTCTCCCAAATACGCTTTCGGTTCGTGAGATACGGTTCTCTTAATATAAATACATAATCAATATTTGTTCTTAGATTAGGTGGGATACCCAAGGGATATTGCATTGTAATGATCAACATCACTTTCCAATGACGACCATTCATAAATAGTAAACGCATCATTTTATCACGTGTCCATGATTGGTCATATAAACAATCATCTAAAATAACAAAGGCACGGGGATCTATGGTTGACTTGCGATATAATTCTATTTCTTTGTTTACCTGTTTTAGAACCGTCTTTTGACGTCGCAGCACGTTCTCAATTAACACTGTATTATATTCTTCGTGAATAAACAACTTGGGTACGTGGGCCGCATAGAAACCGTTTCCGGCTTCTGTTCCTGATATGACGGTTCCGATCGGTATATCTTGATGATAAAATAATAAATCTCTTACTAAAAATGACTTACCTGTATCACGACGCCCAATCATAACAATTACCGGACCCTTGTTCTCGTCAGGCTTAAATGTAATATCACGCATATTAAACCTTTTTAATTCTAGCGTCATTCAGTATATATACGATATAGATATAATTGGGAATACGTCTAAACGCACTGTAAACTACATTAAACCAAATGAGTTTAGATGTTTGGTTTTTTATATATAAATCCAGTATACCATTTAGATATAAATGCAGGATTTGCCAGTATTCCCTATTACTTTATATAACAATGTCCACTTAGATTTGAATAGTTTAGAAAACTCATTTGAAGGTTCTCCTGATGATTTGAAAAATGATTATAATCCGTTTCGTATCAGTGGGCTTCAAACATACAATCCATTGTATACTCGTTTTCTATCATTAAACAATGATAATGTTTCTTCTGTTCAGTTAAATCACAAATACCATATTGTAAACAGTAGTACAGTTAAGGACGCAACAACCGGCATAATTGATCACGATAAGTCGGTTTTTATTAAGTACTCTCCTCTACTTGATCCAATACGATATATGATTGGCAAATATGAACCCGATGGATCTGATATATACAAGTTACCCCAATTAAACACATCAGGTTATCCTAAGATAGACGATGTGAACAACGCTGCATATACTGACTGTTTTTTCTATTACCTAACCAGTAAAGTATTGCACGAGTATAACTTCGTGCACGGAACAGACTTCTATGGTAGTTTTATCGGCATTCAAGACAAATATAAAATGAATGTAGCCGACGATATTGAGTACCTGAATACATCGCCGTTCTTTAATGAAAATTTAAACAAATTATTTTCTATATGTAATCACGACACATCTTCTTACTATGCAGATAGTTCTCGTACAAACCGAACAAAACTAAGAATATCTAGTGGAATTGCTCATAATATTAGTGCAATTAGTCTAGCTGATGTAATGGATATTGGAGAACCTACTACCGAAATAGGAGAAACCGAAACTATTTATGATAACCGTAATAAAGCAGAAACCTCGGTAAAATCATCGTCTAATTCTAGTTCTAATTCTGATTCTAGTTCTGATGATAATAGTGACTATAACGATAGTTCAGATGAAACCGAGGAGGACGATGCGGACGAGGAAGGGGGCGAAGACAGTGAGAACGATGAAGATTGGGAAACAGATTCAAATGAAGACGGCTCTGCATCAGACGATACATGTGACGATGACGTACAAAGCGGGTATATAAATAAATTTCCAGTACAGCTGATATGCTTAGAAAAGTGCAAAGGCACCATAGACGAACTGTTTTTGAATAATATGTTAGACGTAGACAGTGCAGCGGCCGCATTATTCCAAGTGATAATGACTTTGATTACATATCAAAAGATGTTTGCATTTACTCACAACGATTTGCATACAAATAATATTATGTATATTGATACAGATGAACCATATCTGTATTATAAGTACGAGAACGTAACGTATAAGGTTCCTACACACGGTAGAATATTCAAACTCATTGATTTCGGTCGTAGTATTTTTAAATTCGGCGGAAATACCATATGTAGTGATAGTTTTGCACTCGGTGGAGATGCTGCCACCCAATATAATTGCGAACCATACTATGACAATACGAAACCAAGAATTGAACCAAATTATAGTTTTGACTTGTGTAGATTAGGTTGTTCTATTTACGACTTCATTGTTCCCGACGAGGGAGAAGACCATTCTAAATACGATGACCTACAAAAAACCATACAGAGATGGTGTTTAGACGATAGAGGGAAGAATGTGTTATACAAACGAAATGGAGATGAGCGGTACCCTAATTTCAAATTATATAAGATGGTTGCGAGAACCGTCAATAAACATACTCCACAAGCACAGTTGAAATATTCATACTTTAAACAGTTTACTTGTTCTGATAAGAAGGTGGTAGGCAAATGTATGGACATTGACCAATTGCCTTGTTGTGTTTAATTTGCCTTGTTGTGTTTAATTTGCCTTGTTGTGTTTAATTTGCCTTGTTGTGTTTAGAAGGGTTGACGTTTTAAAATGGGACATAAATATAAAAAATTGAAACATTTATTTGATTTTGTTTTTGTTTTTATGACAATCAGCATTTATCAAGAAGCAAATGAGCGTTCGTATCGAGATCCTTTTCAAGGAAGAGGTGTCGGATCATAGTGGGTATTGTAGTGGCGGAGAATGCGAGCTCACCACAAGGGTTTACAAGAAACAAGTCGAAGTAGAGATTGGAGAAATTACAAACAATTTGGAGTATTTTGAAAAGTATGCAGACGAAGTTGTGGGTGCCGACGAATGTCACCAATCGCACTATTGTGATTTAGGCGAAGATGTAGTATCCGCCGGTCTTGGTGCACACGATCACCGCATTACTATACTGAGTGTCAGCCTAGTAGACATATCCAAAAAAGAAAACAGAGAAGGATCAATAGAGACAAAGAGCGATTAAAGAAGGAACAGCAGAGGAGAGCGGCGCCCCCCCCAACTCTCTATGGCCTTGCACAATGTCTATCGTATAGACGTGAAAAATGAAGGTGCATCCATCGACCAATATAAACAATCATCGTTCTGTATATTTGTGTTTATTTTTAATCTTCAATGGTATAATTTGCCTTGTTGTGTTTAGAAGGATTAATTATCTACTATCTATATTAAATAGTAGATGATTGAGAACATGGAGGCAACAACTCCGCCAGAACAGTGGTATTGTTACATTCTGCGAAACAAACAACAGCAATATAGTCATTTAACGTATAATGGCTCTACGAATAACCCATATCGTCGTCTCCGACAACATAACGAAGAAATTTCGGGGGGTGCAGTGTATACACACGGCCGAGGAGGTGGGTGGGAAATATACGCATTAGTAACCGGTTTTCCAGATCATCGTAATGCATTGTCTTGTGAATGGCGAATAAAACATACGAATGGCAAGCCAGGTAAACGACCCACAAATCATCTGGGCGTAAATGGGCGGATTGTCGGACTAAATGACGTGTTGAAATTGGACAAATGGACGAGCAAGTGTCAAGCGAACAATTCAGATATGCAGTTGACGTTGTATTTGGCACCAGATGTTGCGCGGTATATTGACATGCACGCGCTGCCGAGTAATATAAACACTGTTATCGGAATTCCTGAATTCACAAAATAAAGTGTCATTCATCACCGAGAATGACATTTTACACGCCGAATTAGTTTTTGCTATCTTCAAACGATGGCATTTTTAGATATTCATAGAAATGTTCCCTTACAATATACATTAAACAAGAAGTTGGGTCCCAATCACTACGCCAATTATTATGTGAATTTAATGATCGCATATGTGGATTAAATTTGTCGTAATAATCACTCGCGTCTTGTTGTGTTTTAAATATTTTATTAATATAACCAATATGTTCGCTTTTTCCATTCCATTCTGGATAAGCAGTATGCCCGTCAATATTAAACTTTTGAACTTCTAAAATGTATGGCATTTTATATAATATAGCATAAACAAATTACCTCTATGCTATATTTTACAACATTATTAGGCGGTTGAATTGATAAAAGGTATATGACAATGCAATCTAAAATCCGGGGTCACCAGTAAATACCTCGGTAGCAGACGGATTAAGCACTGCGTTATCAGTAACAATATTGAAGAAGTCGGTAATGGATCCATTTGATACGTTGAATGCAAAAATGGCAGCCACGCTAGAAATCAGTACCACTACTGCATCACGAATAACCGTTTTCAATGGTTTCCACTCCTTGGTAACGTACTTCATCTCTATGATTTTAATAGAACAATACAGTCCAGTTATTAGAAGTGCCAGAATAAACAACTTTTCCATTATTATTAAATATATAATTCAATTACGATTATATATTAATTATTCTTACGCATATTCCTAAATATGTACGTTTCTAAAACAATTCTTCCACATCATTCAGAACAAATGCGTCAGCGATCGGCTTGATACCTGGTTCATTATCTAAAACAGATACACCATTCAATGCAATTGGGTCGGTGTAGATTTGTATACGATCTTCTTCATCGGACGATTCTTGTTCATCTAATTTACGCTGAATTGCCCGCGACGTACTAATCTCTTCTAAACGTTCAATTGTCTTGGGGGCGTCTACATGGTTTACATTGTCACTCTCGTCCAATACAGAATCTAAATCGTTAAATGATAATTTCGTCACTACTGATTTGTTGTCTATATTATGAATAGCAGGTACAATCGCTGGAATATCCTCTTCATTGGTAATAGTGCTCACTGCCTTCTTATCTTTCTCTGATTTATCAGCTACTGGCTCGGGCTCCTCATCTTCTATCTTCTCAATGATAACCTCCTCCTCGTGTTCTACACTCTCGTCCATATATGCACGAATAATCGCCTCAGTCGGAATACTGTCGCGGATTGCAATCAAAACACATTCTTGTATAATGTTCTCTATTTCGCGTGTATTCTTCTGGTATTGCAGAGGCGTTACATTCTTATCAAACAAATAAACATTCGCATAAATCTTACGTGCAACATGAATGTATACCTTATGAATAAAACTATCTAGTTTGGGGATAGAAATATCAATCTTCTTTTGTTTATTACCAACACGAATACACGTTAATACCTTTAATTGGATAATATGGACACAAGCAATGAGATCTTCTAGATAATTGCACCCACTTCGTTCAACAATACGTGCACGCTCTTCTTCAATAATCGTATTATTCCACTTTGGAATACGCGATAATAAGTTTTGGAAAGTCATTAGATATTTATTTGCCTCGTCATTATCTAGACAGAGTTTCCACGATTCGTTAAATATTGAACGTATACCACCTAATATCAATGGTGTGAAAATACTAACCAGTCTACTGCACCACTCATTCCGCGATTCTTGTAGATTTGACAATACAAAGTCGTCCATATAAACTATAATGTCAACACACTTTTTATATCTGTTTTTGTCCGTAAATATATATAGTCCAACATATACAATAATAATAGGTTCTCACATCTATATTCTGATTTGATTATATTAAAGCAGACTACAATCGCCGACATCTTCTTGTCGTCAAAGATCTTCATATTA